GTCTGTTATGTCAGGGTGTTGCCCCCAAAAAGTCCAAGACCCCGCGTTAAATTTAGTCTTAACAACGCCGTACTTGTGGCCTTTGGCCTCGTACACATAGCCGTCGCAATATATACCAACATGGTTAATAGACTTTTCGGACTTGCCTTTGAACACAAGGCGGCCGTTCACCTTATCGAATGTACTGATTTTGCCGTGTTTGGAGGCTTTGGAATACATAGCCTTTGCGCCTAAATCCTGTTTGCTGTTGTATTTCGGCTGGTCGTCGTCAGGGCTGTTGCACCAAAGGTAGCCCTTAATGAGGCCTGAACAGTCGTGAACTTTGACTCCCATTTGGTCGTCAAAATCGGACGCGGTGTACTGCGTCGGGTATTGTTTACGCTTTGATATCAACAAGTCCTTGCCGCTTTTTTGACCGAAGCAACCATACCAATAGGGTTTCCCAACTTGTGCCTTCGCATACTCGATAAGGCCTGAATTAGTTTTCGTCATCGTTAGCCGCCTCCTTAAATTTAGTCAATTCCTGATCCATATACTCCAAATTGAGAGCCGCCGCGTCTGTTGAACCTTCCGCGAAAAGGTACGCAATAATCGACGCCGCCGCTGTGATTATTGAAGTTATCTGCACCGCGGTATCGTTGTCTTTGACGACTAATACGACAATAGACGATATAAACGACGCCACTGCCAGCCAGAATTTCCTGCTTGTAAGTTTGTGTTTCATCGCTGTTTACCTCACCGTGTCTGAGCCGCCTCTGAGCGGCAATTTCTGCACTTCATTCATTAACCTTTCAGCCGTACCGTTGCCCCCGAGTGCTTTATACGGCAGGTACAGATAGGTGTATAAGTTTTCAAATTCCTCCGCCGTAATACTCCCCGCCTCGATGTATTTCATACAGAGGAAACATATACGGTCGTGTCCTAATCCCAATATCATTTCAGCCTCGGCCGAATGCGTGCCGCGGCGGTTTATGAGGTGTTGTATCACGGTGTTTATCACCGTCCATAACCCCGCACTGCCTATACACGCTATCACTATTGCTGTTATGTCGCGCATTAGTCCGCCTCCGTAATGGTATATTCAATGGTCATTGTTTGAGATGAGGTTTTCGTGAGGGCTGAATCAAGGTTGTAAATGGTTGCAAGGTAAAACTTATTGAGAGCCAGACCCGGCGGAACACCCTGTCGGTCTGTTTGACTTGAGACACCGTTATCCACCCAAAACACCGGGGAAGCCTCGGTCTGGATTAACTGTCGTGTCGCGGCAAGCTGGTTTGATTCACCTATTTTATCGCCGTTGGGATACAGAATATCGTTGTCTATAATCCAGCCATAGCCCTGTACCCTGCCGTTACCGAGATATAATTGGCAACTGACATTGCTGACATTCCAGTGAGAAACAAAAGTAATGCTTGTCGGGTTACTTATCTCTGTAATGTCAGCCGCATTAGTAAGCGACACCTTATACATTGTGGAATTCGATGCGGCACCGCAAATATATATATAACCATCATCGTATGCCAAAGGCAAATAACTGTAACCTTCAACAGTCTCGGTACTCAATAATGTTCTAAAATTAACATTGTAATCGTTGGTTACAGATGAGATTGTCTGATTGGTAAGGTTAATGGTGTCGATATACAGCACAGACCTATCCGACGTGTTAATCGTAATCACATACAAATTTCGGTTGTCGACGTCATAGGAAACGTAAGTGCACGCCAACGGAGTCGTTGAGAGTTCAACCGAGAACGTCGTTTTGTGGTCTGTATCCACCGTCATGGGAAAGTCTACCACTCCAAACTTGGTAAGAACAAACGGTGCGATGTGAATTGTCGCTGTCGTTCCGTCTGTCGTCATATAGAAACATTCATTCTTGTCATACATGCCTATCGGACAAATGCTGTCTTTTGTCGTGAGATTGGTACACGGTAAGGACACCGGCACACCCGACTCAAACGCAGTGCTTTCCATGCCTGTACCCATATCACCGGTATCCGTATGTGTCAGGCAAATTGTCGAGATTGTTCCGTTCGCCTGAGTTGAATCGAATGTCCACACATTTTTATAACCGTTCGTTACCTCGCCGCTGGATGCACTGTTAGGATTTCCTCGCCTTTTATCATCTTCGGCGGATGCATATGTTGTCTGTCCTGCGTGAGCCACGAGCAGATTATCTGCATCCGAAGGAACAAGCCAGTTGCTCTCTTTCGCATCTATGGAAGACTCAAAACCGAGGACTCCCCCGAAAACCGTCGAATATAGCGGAGTGAGTTCGGTGTAGTTCATCTCACCTCCGAGATTACTCTCGAATATCCGCTTAACTGCGTCCGTCACCATGTTGTCACCCTCAGCGCGAGCGACCACCTCGCCGCTGTCAATGTCGCGGAGTGTGATAGACACATGTCCTTTTATATTCGGCAATCTGCCGCTGCCGATGTGTTGTTGTTTGAGTTTGTCGTGCATAGTAGTCTCCTTTACAAGTAGCGAAATTTGAAAAGATTTAATGTAAAAGCCTTATATGCTGTCCCGCTCCCATTTGCACCGATGATTAAAGGATTTGCGTTGTCATTAACGAACTCGCCAAAATCATACGTATATGAGTCAGCGTGGTCTTTGTTCTGTATAGTAACTGCGTTGCCGCGCTTAATGAGCCGTATATACCGTGTTTGTTTTGACGCGTCTGAATTCTGTTCATCGTTCCACAAGTCGATATCAGCATTAGCAGGGTTAGCGTTAAGATAAAGTCGAATAACAGCACTTCTTGTATTGTTGTAAATTCTCGGAATAAATACGATTCTATTATTCGTTTCCAGCCCCATACCAAACACGGCGAGGCCGACACCATAGAAGTCATTAAATCCGCTCGCGCTACATAATATCTCCCAGTCCCTTTGATGCCAGTCTGTAATTTCGGTAGTAATGATGTCAGTGCCATCTCCCGCGAATGTTATATCTGCAAGACTGTAGTCCCACTCGCCTGATGAAAAAGGTGTCGGAAATGAGCCGTCTGTCATTATATAGCACTTGTACGCAGTATGACTTTCGAGTGACATATATTCCGACAATGTTCCAAGCCAAATACTAGAGCCCCCGTCAGGCGCATATATGCTCGTTGCCGTGCCGTCGACGCTTATCTGTGCGACCTCTGTGCCCTCTGTGAGCACCTGTGTGACCTCGACCTCACTACCGCCGCCCGACGGTGCGAGTATGTCGGTGGTAGTGTCGTCGATAGTGATTGCGCCAATTTTAGTACCCTCTGTGAGTGTTTGCTCGTAGGACACGGACTGCCCCGCGCTGTCCTTGATGCTGTTGATAGCACCGACGATTGTTTTGTCTGTTGTCTCAAGGCTCGAATATTCGAGGCCGTCGACTACTTTTTGCGCGACGGTGGATAGTGTTGCCTTCTTGGAGATATATCCGCTTTCCTGTGTCGAGTCTTCCTGCGACAGCAGAGCAAGGTCGTTTGCCGCCAGTTCGTTGGCGGTTTCCAATTCTGACAGTCTTGTTTCAGCCATTATTCAATTCCTCCTTCAGTGATTATTAAGTTACCGTCTTCTGTTATGAAGTTGTTGCCGTCCTCTGTGTCTATCTGTTGCTTGAGTCTTTCGAGTATCACGACACATTCGTCAGACAGAGTGGGAATTGGCAGATATGCAATGTTCTGAACGGGTATCTTATCTTCTACGGATGTGACTATAGGATTGTAAAGTGTCACGGTTGCCGAATCACCCGTAACCGTCTGGGTAAGACCTGCAATCTCATACTTCGGAACAATATCGTCGAGAACAATATATCCATCCCAATCGATATCAGATATGCCTGAACCGGAGATGCCGCCGTTGAAATCCAGCGCATTTACCAAGCCTGATGAATCTTCGGACATGATGTAGACCTTGAGGGAGTTAATTACATTTAACTTTCCGTGTACCGGAATAAACAATGTAAGTGTGTGAATGCCTTCCGGTACTTGGCAGATGTGGATGAAGTAGTAGTCCACTCCGTTGATTTGGTACTTAATCTTCACACTCCCCGCGGCATCCATATTTAACTTAACGACACCGTTGAATGTGGATATCTGTGAGGTTAAACAGACAAAACTGCACTGACCCAAAATCTTCCACTCGTCGCTGAAACCAACTTCTGTTGTGTTGGTCACCAGATGCAAGCCGCTTTCTATAGTCTGTTGTGTTTTTGTTATGTTTTCGACCTTCTTGTCGAGAACACTTTTCGCCTCGCCAAGGTACGGGTTCTTACCGGAAGACACAATCTTGTGCCTTGCTCTCCATGTCCAGGTGAACTTCTGCAGCGGGATGAGTGTTGATTTTTTCGCGGCATAGCCCGTTGCCTCAATGAGATCGCCCATGTCGAGAGCAGGGTCTCCATACCACTCTATATCGGAGGGTGTGTATGTGACCGCCGACACAACATTCAGGATGTTGGTAAGAACCGCAGTTGTTGTTTCGTCTGTTCCGAGCTGAAGAAAGTCGTTGTCGCCAAGGTCAAGGTTCTGGTTCTTAGCCGTACCCACCGAGATAACCGTGTCGCCCTTGTCGCATGTGACAGACGAGTAGATTACCTCGTAGTCTGAGATTGTGTCCTTGAATCTGTAATCGTCTGTTATGGTTCTTGTTGTTTCGGTGCTGAACTGACCAATACAGAGTTTCCCGTTGCGATCCATGTAAGCGAATCCACACAGACACGCCGCCAAGTCTCCCACCACATCTCTCCAGGTCTGAGATTTGTGGTTGCTTTCCGAGATACCGAATGTGGTGCTTCCGTTCGGAAGTGCAGCTATCTCATCGGAGGTCTGCCCGAGAGTTAAGCCTGAATAAGTCTTTGCCTGACTAAGTATCTCGTATGGAGTTCCGGATACGGTCGTTCCGTCGTAGTCGATATCAAGAGCGTCTATGTGGTCAACCGCAGTTATCTGCAGGACGTCATTGGAAGTTCTTATGCATTCGGTTACATAGTAGACACCCAGTGGAACGTCTTCCCATGTATCCGCATCCTCATCGAGACACAGGCCGAATGCGAGAGTTATCTCTGCGCCGTAGATTGTATATCTGTTGATATCCGAGTACAGGCTCACTTTAAGTTGGCCCTGATATGCCTGACCCAAGACAAGCTCGTCGTTACCGGAACACTGATTGGTTATAACCGGATTCTTGGCAATACTGTCGTTGGTTATTTCAACCTCTGTACCATCGTCAAGTGTCAGTGTCCCGGTTATCCGTGTAATCCTGCCGTTATCTTTAATCTTGGAGAGATATTCATCTGAAACTGAATACATATACCCTCCTTGTTAATACTCTGTAAACGTTACCGAAAACGACCACCTCGGAGAGCCACCCGGAGAAGAGGTCATCTCTGCCGAAGACCCTGCGAAGTATCCTGTTGCCTCTACGGTCTTGCCGTACCAGAACTTAATGGTTACCTTCTCCGGTTCTATGTGCTCAACCAAGGTCTTGAGTTCGTCATCGGTCAGCTGCTCGAAGCCGTAGTCAACCTGATAGACGCCCTGCCTGATGCGCTCTCTCTTCATATATCCTGTACCCTGAGCACGAGTGGTGTTCTCGGAGTCAAGGTCGTTCTGTGCAACCGAAATAGATGTCGGACACGGCATCTCGTCGCCGTCTATAGCCAAATAGACTATGCTCATAATCTCCCTCCTGACCTGCGATTAGCATTCTTTTCGTAAGACTTCACTGTCTCGTATATGGTCTGTCCGTCGAGTTCGAGAGTGATGTTGCAATTGCCGCCTGCTATGCTCGCACCGGAAGAGGCCGCTCCGTTCAGATAGGGCAGTATCTGCAGGATGCCCTGCGCAACCGCCTCGGCTATCTTGGATTCGGGAGCGACAATCTCGCCCTCTGTCTTGTTATCACCGATGATGGCAAGTTGCGGAGTGTTGGCTTGAACATATCCACCCTGAGCAAGTCTGGGGACAGACACATGATTAAGCGTTCCAAACGGGGACCAGGACTTACCCACGATCTCGGCGCAGTCGTTGATGAAACTGTTCATCTTGCCGATGACACCATTCAAGCCGTCAATGATTGAGTTAATCATGCTCTCAACATGGCTGAGCAGTCCATTGAACGTGCTCTTTACCGCAGATTTAAGGTCTTCGAACAGGTCTGCTATCGGCCCGGTAACGTGCTCCTCAAACCAACCCGATGCGGCTTCCCACACTCCGCAGATGTCGTCCCAAAGGCCCGAGAAGAACTCCGATATATCATCCTTCGCGTTGCTGAAGAAGGTAACAACCGGCTGAATAACGTTCTCGTCAAACCAAGTGCTTACCGATGTCCATATACCTTTGATGTCTTCCCAGAGTGTCGAGAAGAAGCCCGACACAGCCTCCCAGACACCACGGAATAACTCTGTCACGGGCTGTATAACATTGAGGTCAAACCATTCCGACACCGTTGTCCAAATGGCCACGATATCGTCCCAAAGACTGCTAAAGAATCCTGACACGGCTTCCCAAACCCCTCTGAAGAATTCCGTTACAGGTTGGATAACGTTCTCATCGAACCATGTCGATACAACTATCCAGATTGCCTGGATAACAATCCACAGCCCCTCGAAGATGTGAGAGATTGTCTCGAATATCGGAGTAAAGAACTCCACAAGCGGAGTAATCACGTTGTCATTGAACCATGTGCTGACTGTGCTCCATACAGAACAGATGCCGTCCCACAAAGCGGAGAAAGAGCCTGAGATTTCCGAGCCGCACCACGAAAAGAACCCGACAACCGCAGACAAGACAGACTTAAACGTGTTGCCTATCCCGGTTATCTTCTCCTTGAACGAGAGGAACCTCTCTCCTGCGGCCTCGGGACCTCCGGTCAGAGCAATAAAGAAATCAGAAATAGCATTGCTTGCGTTCTTGATTACGTCCCAAATATCCTTGAAGAAACCACCGACACCGTCAAGGGCTGTCTTCAGGCCTTCGAACATCTGAGTGGGGTCTCCCTTGAGCAGACCAAAGAACGCAGATGTTAAGCCGCTGGTGACTTTAACCACAGACTTTACTGCGGCAAAAACAATCTTAAACGCCGATATCAGTGTTTGAAGATGCTTCCCTATACCTAACGCTATCAATTTCCCGATGAAATCAAATACAGGCTTCAACGCCTCATACGCATCATTAAGATAGTCCACGATGTCAGCAAGAATATCCACTGCGTCCTGTCCTATGGAACTGAACACATCCGCAAGCCACGAACTGTCGATGTTCTGATTAAGAACGTCAAACACTTCTCTTAACGGTTCCAGGAAACCGTCTACGAACTCCCCGACATTAATAAAGAACTGAGAGAACACCGACTCGTTATCGGCAAGACCCAACGCGACACCCTCCGACAGCCCTGTATCGATTGCTGTGGAGACTTCCGTTGACATAGCGGAGACATCGAACATGATGCCCATTGCATCCGCGCCGACATCTTCATACACGCCTGAGTCAAC